CCCCGGCTACTAATGCGCGCCTAACATAAGAATTTTCGGGAGGATTAACCCACCTCCCTAGCATCGTAACGTGATGCAACCGCGAACAAGCCTGTAATTAAATTAATATTAATTAATTTTTATTTTTCTTTAAAGTTTTTGTGTTTTTATTGTTTTGAGGTATTTTCTGAAAGGCATAAGATCATGGTTTGCGGGCAGCGGGGGCACTAGTAACGTTCAACTTGGCCCCGTAAGCAGGCACAACCATGGTGACCTGAGATGCTGTGTCGTCCTTAGCGACAATTTCAGTGAGCCGGCCATGTGGTGTACGATGGGTCTCGACTCGGTACTTGGCCAGCAAGTGAAATGCTTTCTTAACATCTTCAGGGACGAAGATTTTCTTGTCCTCCATGTTTTGGAAGACTTGTTGTAGAGCATCAACCTCAAAGGCTCCCACAAGCCCAAGCATAATGTGCTCAGTGGTTGTTAGGGAGTCTGCGACAGCTGCGCCGAAGCCGTAGGCAGACCGCCCAAGAGCGGCTGCCCCGGCTAACGCACGCACCAACAACCTCGCCTCACCCACAGTGTTGGCTATCGCATAAGCAACCTTGGCAAGAAACCCGTCGTGTTTGCCATCGGCAGCGACAGGATCAGTGATGATCTTGGAATTCTCTTGGACAAGATCACCAAAGGCCTGCATGCCTCTAGCATAAGACGCGGGATCAACACAATACGGTTTGCCAGGGAAAAAGTATTGACCGGCACCATTGGGAATCAAAACCCAAGTGGTGGTGATGTAGACAGTGAAATTGGCGGCTGCGGTAGTATTCACTGCCATCTTGATGGAGGTGAGTTGGTTGGTGGGGGCATCAGTCGGGGCAAGATTGTCGTCGTCACCCTCACTTTGGGACAACCAAACAAACCGGAACCCGGGTCGTGCATCGGTCAAAGTGCCACGCGCAGCATTACCGGCGTTAGACACCTGAAGGAACCCGAATCCAAGTGTTATGTCGGTGGCGTCGTTGATGGCTGCCCACTCTCCCTGAATGCTGGAAGAAGCAGACAGCGTTTCGACTCTCACCTCCATTGCGGCCACACGATAATTTGAAACCATCGTGAGCGCTGAAGTGTACATTGGTGCTTGCTGTTGCACTGTGGTTGCAGCAAAACCCGTGCCGGCCGCAATTGTACCAGCTCGGCACCAGTGCATGTTCATGTTGGGGATCACATTAGCAAGCATGGAAAACCCACCAGTAAAGGCATCAGCAACAGTGGTGAATGTGTAACGATCCGTGGTCGTTAACGGTTGACAGGGAGCCGTGATCTGCTCACCTGGTCGCACAGTGTTGCGGTAGATGTTGGGAAAATAAGTGCCCATAACAGCCTTAGCTGCTTCGACCTTAGAAGGTGCCAATATAGGACGGTCGATTTTAGGCTGTCGTGGCTTGGAAACACGGGGCTTGGTTTTCATCTCAACTGTGGCCGCTCGAGAGCGGCTACGAGTGCGAACAACCTCCACTACTGGTGTTCGAGATCTACCTCTACTACGAGCACGTGGACGAGCAGAGGCAGAACGGAAATTAGAGTAGACAGCACGAGCAGGAGTAGCGCGAACACGCTGACCTGTTTGAATGTTCATGATCAATTGAGAAATGATCTAATAGGGCTAGGTCAGCATGGGCGCCAATCCATGTGGTCGTACTGGGCTGGTACCGCTCAAAGCACTTTAAGAGCGGGGTTGACTACAAGGGCATGCGTGTCGAAGTGCATGGACGATAAGTCTGCTACCCATAAGCCCCACGTCAATTAAACGTGGGGATTATAAATCAAATTCTTTCATAGCGTCCAATAATGGGTGACTGATAAACAGTTGCCAAAATTCACCCTGATGTTCTTCAACCCAGTCATGTAGCTTCATCAATATAGTTCTGTAGAAGTCAACAATTAAATCTGGGTCAATTCGATAACGAGCGGATAAACTTTGGAGGTCACCCTCGGCGCATAGTTGTTTGAAATCAGTTGGGTGGTGGCATGGCAACCTGACTGGGCGAATCTCCAGTTTACGCCAATCGGCGGCCTGTTCATAATCCTTGTACATGGTAGTCTTGGTCTTAATATCACCCAAAAACTGATTGATGTAAATAGCAAAATGTCGAACTATAGGGACATGCATGAGCATGAACTCCATGGATAGTATGGAATCTCGACAAATCTGACGGGAATGATCTTCGCAAGGACGGTCAAGAATAACCCACCCGGCGCGTAGTAACCAGCGCCCTGGCAGGACTCCCAGCAATCTATGGAGTGTGACACGTCGTTCACGGTGATCATCTGCTGGGTAGTAATTAGGAAGATCATAAGTGGTTGGGGGTATGGGCCAGAAGGCACAGGAGAGGTATGAGGCCCGCATGAGTTCTTGATGGATTTCAATGTCCAGATCGAACCCATATTGTTTGGCAGACTTAGTCCAAATGGCAACAAACTGATCTACGGCACTTTTTGGAATTTCATCGATATCTGCCGGGGGGCCTTTTCGAACTCTCAAACCAATAAGATGGTCATCCCCCAAACAACAAAACAAAACACCTAGGATCGGCACCTTGTTGGCTTCATGGTACCTCTCCCAGGCTAACAGAAATATAATCAAATCTTCAATGGTATTGCCCAGACCGGTGTCGGATTCCCCTGAAGCCCGTTTGTGTCGCAAGACGAAACTCACGCCGTGTCGACTGTAGCAATTTCTTTTGGCACGGCTCGTCGACAAGTAATTGACGAGCTTTTCAGGTAATCCGATGTTTCGATAAAACTCATATATGAGTTGTAAACCTTCTGGGACATAACTACCATCCATTTTAGAAACATCAGCTTCGACCCAATACACATCGTCACCATCGAACTCCTGGACGGCTTTACAGAGTCCAACAACATCCCCATCCAACATTAGGTGGATCTGGCCGGACGGGTTGAGAGCGGCACACAATTGTTTAGCAACATCGTTAGCCCAAGGCCCAAGTAGGGCATTGTTGTCTTTGCTGGTGCCATTTATCATACGTGGAATCTTGTCCTTAGTACCGTCCGGATCCATAATGGAAAGCTTTTCTATTTTGGTGAATGAGTCAATGGTGTTGTTTGGGAATAGCCCGGTGTTAATCTTGTCAGCACTCAGTTCCAACTCAACGCGTTTAAATTGTGGATACCGCGCGATCCATGTAGTCCAGTTGGGTGCGTTAACAATGTTGCGAATTGGCAAAGTGATCCGTGCCGGGCTGATAACCACGGGCGTCCCAATGCTTGTGAACCACTTTCGAATATGGGAAGCCTCGATTGGCGGAATTAGGTCGGGATCGAAAACGGTAGGCTGGTAAGCCCGCGCGACGGCTGAATACTCATTATTGGTGTTGGCTGAGAAGACGACTGGGGGAAATTGAGGGACACCCCAGACCATGCCAACCTTATTTTCAGTATCTGTGTATTTGGTCCGCGTCATGTCAATTTTGACATTTGCATGCACGGGCGGGTCAGTAGTTTTGGCGGTGGTGGTGGGAAGGTAAATGGGCCTGGCTACTGGAAACATGCCGGCGGCCATACTAGTGCCACGACCATCACGATAATTGCGCATGAATTCAGTGTAGGTGCTATCCTTGCGCACGTAAAGGTACCATATGGTTCCGAGCAGTGCCATTATTATTAAAGACCACTTAGGCACCAACCCTGCACCAAAATGGCGCATAGATTGTTGAATTAAAAACATGTTCCACACCCAGTGGAGAATAAACCCAAAAGGTTTGTTAACCCTCCACATATAATGTATAAACGTCATGGGGGCCCGCAGAACAACAGCTGCCTGCGGGCCGAATTTGAGTGCTGCGCTGACGTATTCCAAGATGACCATTGCGTGGTCAGCGTACGGCACAACCCACTTGATGAGTTCCTCAATGAGGACAACTTGGCCCATGAAGGCTCCAACAACCCAAGGGAACTCATGGAACATGTCAATGAGATCGCTCCAAATAGAGTCGCTCTCAGTTTGGGTTTCCTGGATAAGCCTCCTAGCCCGCCAAAGCGTATCAGGTAGGCTATAAGGTACCCAGGACATGATATAAGAAATCCAAGGCATTTCAACGTAACCGGATGCGGCTCTTTGGGCTCTCCATCTACGGATGGCGTAAATGATGCCCGCCACCGTTGGTATGGTCACGGCGGCAATCCGC